CAACAGCAATTAGATGGCATAATTACAGACCAAGCAGGTACTTAAAATAAAACAAATACAATTAATAAAGTTAACATAATATAAAAGAATTAGATATGAACGAATTAGAAACTTTTGAATTATTTATAGATGATGCTAGAGAAGAAGATGGTATAGAAGCTATCTCTTTAGTTGAATTTCCAGCAATAGAAGAAAACTTTGTTGCATTAAGTAAACACAAGGTAGAATTTAAAACAGTAGATACCGAGAAGAGGATTATAGTTGGTCTTGCTTTAGTTCCAGATAAGCCTATCTATAGACGTAGCGGAAAAACTGAATACAATATCATATTCTCTAAAGAAACAGTAAGAAAAGCTTCTGAGCTATATTTAAAACGCCTTAAACTAAACAATGCTACATTAGAACACGATGAGCAAATGACAAGTGGTGTATCTGTTATAGAATCTTGGATAGTAGAAGACCCAGAGAAAGATAAGACTGCTTTATACGGATTAAACGCTGTAGAAGGTGCTTGGGCAGTTACTATGAAAATAGATAATGATGATGTATGGAAAGACGTTAAGTCTGGAAAGTACTTAGGATTAAGTATTGAAGGTATGTTTAGCGACAAGGGAGAGGATATAGAAGAGGTTGAGGCTGAGAACATATTAAGCGAACTTAAAAAATTACTATCTAATGGCTAGAGCAGTTTATTGTAAATGCAAGAATACGTATTCTATTGATTGTGATAAGAATAAAAACAATAGTAAATGCAAATCACCTGATTACTGGAAGCAAGGCATAGGCTCTATATACAAAGAGACTGAGGAGTAAAAACAAGACATTAAATTTATGAATAGTTATATTAATATAAATCAATAAGTATGAAAGCAACAGAAATCCTTAATAGCGTTAAAGAGCTTTTAAATCTTTCTAAAGAAGAAGTAAAGGTTGAAGATGTTATTACAGAGGAAGTGGTAGAATTATCTACCGAAGAAGAAGTAAAGGAGGTTATACTTGCTGAAGAAACTGAAGAAGAAGTAATTGTTGACGAGGTGGCAGAAGCACCAGTAGCAAGTTACGCTACATCTGAAGAATTATCAGCACTTAAACTAGAATTATTATCTATGATTAACGCTTTAATTGAAGATAAGTCATCTCCAGAAACTAAAGAAGTTCCACAAGAATTATCTAAGCAGGAAGAAGTTGAGTTATCTGAAGAGGCGGAAGAAGTAATCCATTCTCCAGAAGCGGCAATCGAAACTAAAAAGAATTTATTATCAAAACCAAACAAACCTATGACTACAGAACAGAGAGTCAATAGAATGTTATTCAATTAAAAACTATATAAAAATGGCTACTACTACAAGTATTACTACTACTTATGCTGGAGAATTTGCAGGAAAATATATCTCTGCTGCTCTTTTAGCAGGTAACACAATTGCAAATGGAGGTTTAACTATTCGTCCAAATGTAAAATTTAAAGAAGTTGTAAAAAGATTGGAATTAGACGGTATCGTAAAAGACGGTTCTTGTGATTTCGCTGATACATCTACTTTAACATTAACTGAAAGAATCTTACAACCTAAAGAGTTACAAGTTAACTTAGAATTGTGTAAGAAAGACTTCCGTTCTGACTGGGATGCTATCCAAATGGGATACTCTGCTTTTGACAACTTACCAAGCTCTTTCCAAGAGTATTTAATCGGTTATGTTGCTGGAAAAGTTGCACAAAAGAACGAACAAAACATATGGGCAGGAGCTGTAGCTGAAGGTTCATTTGATGGATTCTCTACTCTATTAGCTGCTGATGCTGGTAAAATCGCTGTAACTGGTACTGCTGTAGATGCTTCAAATGTTGTTGTAGAATTAGGTAAAGTTATTGATGCTATTCCAGCTGCTTTGTATGGAAGAGATGATTTACACGTTTACGTTCCACAAAATGTATTTAAAGCATACAAGAGACATTTAGCTACTGTTGGTGGTAGTGTTCAAGGAAACAACCAAGATATCAATATCGAATCATTTGATGGAGTAAAGATATTTATGGCTAACGGATTACCTTCTGATAAAATGATTGCAACAACTAAAGACAATTTACACTTTGGAACTGGTTTATTATCAGATTCTCAAGAAGTTAGAGTTTTAGATATGGCTGACCTTGATGGTTCTCAAAATGTAAGAGTAATTATGAGATTTACCGCAGGTGTTCAATACGGAGTTGCTGCTGATATCGTAACTTACGGAATTGCATAATAATAAATAATAATAAACTAAAAAAGAGGTAGTCAGAATAACTGCCTACCTCTTTTTTTATTAACTAATAAAAATAAAAAATATGGCTTGTGATATTGCAACTGGAAGGTTAGAACCTTGCAAAGATAGTGTTGGAGGGATAAATGCAGTATATTTTGTTAATTACGGAGACTTAGGAGCTATTACTTACGATGCTACTGACCTTGATGTGATTGACTCTGTTGCTGGTACTCCAAGTGCTTACAGATTTGACGTTAGAGGTAACTCTTCGTACACAGAAAACATTCAATCAAGTAGAGAAAATGGTACTACTGCGTTTGAACAAGTATTAGAATTGTCTCTAAAGAAGATAACTAAAGAAGACCAAAACACAATTAAGTTGTTAGCTTTCGGAAGACCTCATATAATTGTTGAAGATAATAACGGAAACGCTTTTATAGCTGGATTACTTCACGGTGCTGATGTAACTGGAGGTACTATTGTAACTGGTACTGCTATGGCAGATATGAGTGGTTATACTTTAAGCTTTACAGGTATGGAGAGAACACCTTCAAACTTTATTGACATTGCTTCCGCTGGAAATACTGCTGCACAGAATATTACTGCTGCTGGATTTACCATTGTTGCTGGAGTGTAATTAATAATTACTTTACATTTATTAAACCCTACCTTTTTGGTGGGGTTTTCTTATTAATTAAAACAAAATATATTTTTTTAGTTATCTTAATATGTTAATACTACAACCAACAGCAGGAGAAAAAACAATAACAATAGCACCTAGAAGTGAGTATTACAACTCAGTTGAGGCAAGGGCATTGAACGATGGTGGGATTTTTGAAAACTCTGATTGTTTTTCGTTATTCTCAGGCAAAAATCACTCTATAACGTTAAGAAGAGATGGTGATGGTAAGGAGGAAATCATAACAGGTGTTTATGTAAGTGGTATCACTAATTTTACACAGATTAAGTTCTCACCAACAATATTACAAGAAGATTCTACTTACTATATAGAAATAATTGATGATGGCAAATTGCTTTATAGAGATAAAATATACGTTACATCTCAAACTAGTTCTCAAATGTTAGTAGAAAAACACAGTATAGGTAATAATACAATATATAAGCCTTTTAGTGAATCAGACGATAATACATACATAATATAATGAGCATAAAAAAAGACAATAAACCAAGTAAAGTTTATAAGGATAGTATTAGAGTTGTTAATATGTCTTCTTATCAAACACCTTCAATAGAAGAGGTTCACAATAAAGATTGGGTTTCTTTTGGAGAAAACAATGATTATTACGATAATCTAATTGATAGATACATAGATAGTCCTACTAATGGTAGATGTATAAATGGTATTATTGATATGATTTATGGTAGAGGTTTAGAATCTACTAACTCAGACGTGTTCCCTGCTGATTATGTTAGGATGAAGAAATTACTTAGACCTAGAGAAGTTAAAAGACTTGTTAATGATTACAAGTTGTTAGGTCAGGGAGCTATGCAAATTACCTACAATAAAGCTAAAACTAAGATATTAAAGGTTTCTCACTTTCCTATGGAAACATTAAGAGCAGAGAAGGCTACTAAAGGTCAAATAAAAGCATATCACTATCACCCTTCTTGGAAAAAGTATAAAACTTCAGATACCCCTAAAAGGATACCTACTTTTGGAAATGGAACTAAAGGTCAAATTAATGAGCTTTATATCTTTAAACCTTATAGAAGTGGTTTTTATTATTATGCAACTGTAGATTATCAAGCTTGTTTACAGTATGCTGAATTAGAATCAGAAGTGTCTAATTACCATATATCTAATATACAAAATGGTTTACAACCTAGTCTATTTGTTAACTTTAATAATGGAGTTCCTAATGCTGAAACTCAAGCAAGTATAGAGACTAAGATAAATCAAAAGTTTTCTGGTAGTTCAAATACAGGTAAAGCGATTATAGCATTTAATGAATCTGCTGAAACAAAAGCTGATATAGAAGCTATTCACTTGCCAGATGCTCACGCACAATATCAGTTCTTATCTGATGAAGCAAGAGAGAAGATTATGTTAGGTCACGGTATTGTATCTCCAATCCTATTAGGTATTAAAGATAATACAGGATTTGGTAACAATGCAGAAGAATTACGTACAGCATCAGTATTAATGGATAATGTTATTATTAGACCTTTACAAGATGGTATTATTTATGGTTTAACAGAGATACTTGAATTTAACAATATACACCAAGACTTATACTTTACAACATTACAACCTATAGAGTTTACAGAGTTAGATAATATAGAGACTAAAATTAAGAGAGAAGAAGAAACTGGAGAGAAATTATCTGCTGAAGAACCATCTGGAGACTTTTCTGATGAAGAGGGAGATGACTTGTATTCTCAATTAGAAGGCTTAGGAGAGGTTTTAAGCGATGATTGGGAGTTAATCCATAGTGAGATATACCAAGAGGAAGATGAGTCCGTTAAAATGGCTGAAATCAAGTATTCTGATAAAACATCAAAAGAAGATGATGCTATCTATAAAGTTAGATACTCTTACGAACCAGTTAGAAAGTCTGATGGTAGTAGAGATTTCTGTAAGAGAATGGAATCTTTAACAAGTAGTAAGGTTGTGTTTAGGAAGGAAGATATTAATATGATGTCTTTTAGAGGGGTTAATAATGTATTAGGTCATAACAAACAGAACTATAGCCTCTTAAAATTTAAGGGCGGTAAGAACTGTCATCACTATTGGTCACTACAGGTCTATAAAAAGTCAAGTGGAAAAAAGGTTAATTCTGAAGAAGCGTATAACAAAGGTCTTAAAGAGCCTGTTAACCCTCCTGAAATGGGAGAGTCAATGGTAAGTAGAGGTGATAAAGGAGCATACCCAAGTGTGTTAAGTAGAATCAGAAAAATACTAGGTCAATAATGAAAGCACTATTTATAACAGTAAAGGATTTAAAAGCAAAATCAATCATAAGTGGAAATACTGATGGAGATAAATTAATTCACTTTATAGAGGTCGCTCAAGACATACATATACAAA